CGCACAATATTGATACCCGTTCGCCGGAGCGTCGGCACGTCTTGGAGTACAAACAGCAGTTGCAAGCCGAAGGCAAGAGCGTCTATACCGTAAACAGCCTCGTTACGATCCTCAAACTGTTTTACGGCTTCTGCGAACGACAAGGTTACTACGACAATATCGCTGCCGGGATCCGCAGCAGCAAACGCCATACGGAGTACAGCAAACTGCCGCTGACGGCAGAGCAGGCGTTCCGGCTGTTGGACAGCATCGATACCTCGACCGCCATCGGGCGTCGCGACCGACTGATGATTTCGCTGATGCTCTTCAACGGACTGCGTACCTGCGAGGTAGAACGTATCGACATCGGCGACTTCGCCGAACGCGAGGGACGGCAGATCCTTTATATCCAACGCAAGGGGCGCACGGACAAGAACGAGTTCGTCGTGCTGCATCCTAACACGGTCGAATGGTTGGAAGAGTATATCGCCGATCGGAATTTCGACGAGCGGACTCCGCTCGTCATATCCCACAAAGCAAAATGCGATAATCGGCTCGTGCGGCAGACGATCGGACGGATCATCAAACAACGCCTCGCCCGCATCGGCATTTCGCATCCGAAGATCTCGACCCACTCGCTGCGGCACACGTTCGGGGCATTGATGGTCGAGCAGGGTGTGGACATAGAAACGATCAAGGATATGATGGGGCACTCCGATACCAAGACCACGCGCATCTATATCGAGATGGCACAGCAGCGACGCCTGCTTCATCATTCGCCCGCAAAAGAGGTCGCGGAGGCAATATTGAGAAACGGCGACAAACCGCAATGATGATTGAAGTACAGAGAATTAATGAATTACGCTATATGTTTAACGGACAAAACCTTGCGATTTTACGTAACTCGCTGAAACCCGACAGTGGGTATCAAAGAGTTACGTGATTGAGGTACGCTCCCGACCGAAGCCGGGAATGGGTCGAAAATCCTCTGGACCCTGCGAAAACCAATCGCGCCCCAAGTCTTCCGTACGCGCGTGCAGAATTGAAAAATATATATATCAAACTTCTGTTTAACATCTCTACCAATCATTAGACGAGTATCTGAAGTATGAACACAATAAAATCGATCAAGCTTCAGATTGTCATCGAGATCTCAATTCATCGTCATACTTTAGATACTATGGTTTTAATTTTTCCATAGTATAAAATATTTATGGTTTCTGCTATATGGCATTGTTGTAAAGATAAGAGTTTTAATGAAATGTCGCAAGAAAATACCTGATGCATTGAAATCCTTACGGGGTACGGACCAGCCGTGCCGGATGACCGACGGTACTGTTTCCACCGGCACCGCCGTCGCGGCAATGCCGCGCTCCGGTCTGAAAGGTACGGCGAAGAAAGTGTTCGAGGTCGTGGCGACGGAGTTGATCCACAAATGCCTGCTCGATGTCGTCGGTGTAGACTTGGTCGTCGTCTATGCTCGTGAAATGGGGCTGTATCACGATATGATGCGCGAAACTGAAAAAGAGGGATACACCATCGAAGTGATGACGAAACACGGTACGGCGACCGTCGTCAACCCCAAACGCAAGGTCGCGGAAGCGGCGCTCGCCAACGCCAAGGCGCTGGCTGCCGAATTCGGTTTGACACCGTCAAGCCGTAGCCGCGTGGCGGCTTTGCTTCCGGACAACACGCCGAAAGACGACTTTGCCGAGTTCGAGGAGATAAAATAAGTTGTCGAAATATGACAGTAACAAAGAAATATTCCGCCGAACTTTATGCCGAGCAGGTGCGCTCCGGCGAGATTCTCGTCTGCGAGTATGTCTGCCTCGCTGTCGAGCGTTACTACGCCGACCTCGACCGTGCGCTCGACAGAGGTCGGTATTTCGATAAGAAAGTCGCAATGCGCGCTATCCATTTCATCGAGAAACTCAAACATACTCAAGGAAATGGGCGGGTCAGCGGTTCCGGCTGGAACCGTGGCAGCAGTTCGTACTGTGGAATATCTTCGGCTGGAAAAATGCCGACGGCACGCGCCGCTTCCGATACGCTTATATCGAAATAGACCGCAAGAACGGCAAAACCGCACTGTCCGCCGGCATCGGGTGGTATATGCTCTTCGCCGACGGCGAGAGCCGCCCGGAGGTTTACTCGGCCGCAACGGTCAAGGATCAGGCGAAGATATGCTTTTCGGATGCGGTAGAGATCGTCAAGGCGACCGACCTGAAAAACTATCTTACGCCATACCGCAACTCGATCGCCTATGAACTCAAAGGCGGTACGATGAAGCCTTTGTCGTCCGATTACGGCACGCACGACGGTCTGAATCCGAGTTGCGGCATCATCGACGAATTCCACGCCCACAAGGATAGCGGAATGTTCGACGTCATCAAGTCGGCTTTCGGCGCACGGCGGCAACCGCTTATGTTCATCATCACGACGGCCGGCTTCAATAAGTCGGGGGCCTGCTATGCCTATCGGGAGAATGTCAGCAAAGTGCTGCGCGGCGTGAACGAGGACGATTCGTTGTTCGGCATCATCTACACGCTCGACGATAAATCGGAGTGGGACGACCCGAAGATGTGGATCAAGTCGAATCCCAACCTCGGCGTGAGTTTGAGCACTACCTTGCCGACCAAGTGAAAGACGCCAAGAACCGTCCCGAAGCCGTCCGCAACGTGATGACGAAGAACGTCGATCTGTGGGTCGATGCCGAACGGATGTGGATACTCGATGATGCTTGGCAGAAGTGCGTCGGCACGACCGATATGGTCGATCTGAAAGGCTGTGCCTGTTGGGGCGGATTGAACCTTTCTAACGTGTCGGATATTACGGCTTATGTGCTGCTCTTCCACGAGAACGACCGCTTCCAGTTGCTGCCGCACTTTTGGATTCCCGAAGAGAAGATGCTGGAAAAGATCCGTAAGGAGAATATCAACTACGACAAGTGGGTGGCAGAGGGTTATGTAACCGTTACGCCGGGCAATGTTATCGATTACGACTTCGTCAAGGCGGATATTCTGCGTATCGTGGCCGATTACGACATTAAAACATCGGCTTACGACCGTTGGAACTCTTCACAGACGATTATCGACTTGCAGAACGAGGGGATGGAGTGTAACCCCTTCGGACAAGGCTCCGGCTCGATGTCGGCGCCGACCAAGGAGTTCGAGAAATTAGTGTTGACCGAGAAGATCGAACATTTCGGCAATCCGGTTTTGCGGTGGATGCTCTCGTCTACGGTCGTCAAGACCGATCCTGCGGGCAATATCAAGCCCGATAAGGAGAAGTCGATACAGAAGATAGACGGCATCGTTGCCTCGATCATGGCGCTCGGGGAGTGGATGACCGCACAGGCCAATGACGAGAGCAATCCTTACGAAAACAGAGGATTATTGACCTTATAACACGATACGATTATGAATAGCAGGAAAATGAACAGAAAACAATACAAGCGTTACCACTCGCTGGTCATCGCAGCCGAGCGCGAGAAAGTCGAGGCAGAACTATCGGCGATGAATCCGCTCGAACCCGAAGTGCGGCATCTCCTCTCGTTCGAGGGCTTTGCGGAACTCTATCTCCGTATGCGTGACCTTTATCCGACGCAGTTGGAGGCTTACGAGCGGTTGGAGGATTTCTACATCACCATTACCGGCAAACGCAGGTACTCCGAATTCAGTTCATTCAGGAGGGTGCTGAATAGAGCAAGAAATCACAGAAGATTATAAATAGTTGATACTAACTTATCAAAATAATTTATTACATCTGTAACCATAGTCTTATTTATTGGATGTTTTGTTCCAGTTGTTGGATTATAATCTGATTCATGTGCGATTTTATTGCGTCTATCTACTATCAAAGATAATTGATTCTTAATATCATTTGCGGACATAGACATACCTGATGATAATTGTGTCCATAAGTTAGTAATATTGATTAATGATAATGCATATTCTACACTTTTAGGAGCTTGATATGAATCTTTAGAATTATTATTTCTTATGTGAGTTTCAAGTATGCCTATTTTTGCGGTATTATCTGTAATTTGATCGATCTGTGTTAAAATATTAAGTCCAATAGGATATTTAGTGCATTGGTGCGATTGAGGACGTATGCCTTTATATACTTCAATAATTCCAATTTGCGTAATATCATGGATAAAAGCATCAAATGCACTAACAATCATTACGACTTGTGTTCGAAGTATCTCTTCTGCTTGGGTTTGTAATAATGGATATTGATCAATTATTAAATCATATAATTTACCTGATTCTTTTACAGTTTTGCTGTTGAATTGATATTTGAGCAGAGCTTTATTCATATTAGTTTTCCAGCATTCTAATCACTTTCTCCGCAAAGTCAGAATATACTTGGTTAAAAGTATCCCTTCTTTGTTTTTGATCTTCCAATACTTTTCCAGTTGATTCTAATTGTTGATCTGTAAGAGTATAAACAGGAACTCCATATTTCTGATATTTTGCTTGCAATGTTTGAAAATTACTTATTTGTGCAAGACAATAGTTCCCTTCATATTTAGAAGAATCAAATAATAAATCAACCGCGGAAAGACTCGGAATTAATACAGACGTAACTGTGGAATCTATTTTGGAAATAATCTCACGAAATGCTTGTGCTGGGACACCATTTCTTATTGTATAATCATTAACCGTATATCCTAAAAACATAGGTTTGGTAAGTGGTAAAGGATATGTACTACTTGCAAACATGATTCGGGCTTGTTCAGCCCATCTTTCCCAATTGGGCAAAATGCGAGATATCGATTTAATTGCCATTTCCGAAAAATAGTCAGGGGATGCAGGCAATACAAAAGCATCTGAAGATATGATTAAATCCTGATTGATTGCGCTTAAACTTGGGTTGAGATCAACTATAATATAATCAATGTTGTGCTTTTCTGCTGTTTTTTGTAATAGATAATAAAAAGAACCAGGTAAGTTCATCATGGTTGAAAAAGATCCTGTTAGTTGGAACGAAACGCTTAACTGCACTTCAAATTCAGTAATATCAAAACTACCAGGCAGTAGAAATAAATTAGGATTATCTTTTACTTGGATGCAATCGGCAGGTTGGATTAATTCTGGCTTAGAATAAAAAGCAGAATCCAAACAATTCTTTATATTATTTGTTGGATTAGCTTCAAAAAATGTCTCGTAATTATCTTCTCCGATAACAGACAATGTTAAATTACATTGAGAGTCAGCATCAACAAGTAATACCTTCTTTCCTTTTTGAGTAAGCATCCAACCAAGATGGTAAGTTGTAGTAGTTTTGCATACCCCTCCTTTATGATTAAACAAAGAAATTACTTTCATAATATTAAACACATTAAGTTTACACAAAGATAGAGATTTAAAATGAAAATTTGATTAAATTATTTAATATTTATTTTGATTTGTGACAGAGTCTGTAATTCATACTAATTCCATTTCATAGCTTTGTTACAAAATGAAGAGGTTTTCAGTTTTGTATAGGGGCGAGCGGCGCGACATTTCGTCTGCCGAGTTCGAGGCGGCGGTGAATAAAGTCATTACCGCCGACACGGTCGTCGATGCCACACGCCAGCCGTATATCACCTAGGAGAGTGCATTGAACCGTACGGCGGTTTGGGCTTGCGTGCGAATCCTCTCCGAGACGGTCGGAACACTCCCTTTGCATCTTTATCGCCGTACTGCACGCGGTCGCGAACGACAGTACGACCATTTCTGCCACCGACTCGTGCTGGCTCCCAACTCCTATTCCACCCGTTTCGATCTGATGTACCACCTGATGGTCTCGTGTGCTCTGTGGGGTAACGGTTATGCCCGCATCTTTCGGGACAAACGCTACCGTCCCGTTCGGCTAAAATTCATCCATCCTGCCCGTATCGAGCCGCTCC